GTTCCGCGCGCCCGTTCACATGCTCTGGATCCGGTCGACCGCGGCCACGCCGCTGCAGACGGTCTGGTTCTCGGGGAACGCCGCGTCAGGGCGCAACATCGAAGAAAACCGTCGGCCCGAGCTGGTCAGCGAGGTGCGGATCGACCCCTACTTCACGCCAGCGGGCTACGGCGAGGACGACCAGAAGATGCAGACGATCGTCCGCATCAGCGGCAACGATGCGGCGGTCAACGCGAACGGCACGACCTACAACTACATCGCCTGGTGCGACCCCGCCATGCGGTTCTCGGCTGCGGGCTCGTTGTTCGAGTCGAACTACGGCGCGGGCGTCACGGCGTTCGGGCCGACGTTTCTCCCAGAGGTCGGCATCTTCATCCAGACGACGATCGCTGGCGCGGCGACGGCCGCAGGGTTCTGGCGGGGCCTGGGGGCCGCCGCGGGCGAGCTGTTTACCATGTTCGGCACGGCGGTGCTGAGCAACGCGATGGACTACGCAGCCGGCGAAGTGCAGACCCCAGCCGGCAGCGGAATCTACCAGGCCGACGCGAACATCCCGTTCATCCTCTTCCGGCGTGACGACAACAGCGACGACCCTGGCGTCAAGTATGTGATGCAGATCGCCACCTACACCGGGGACGGCACGGCGTCGCGCACGATCGCGTTGGCTCCAGTGACCGGACGCCGGCCGATGTGGGCGATCGTTGTCGGCTCGAATGGTTCGTCGCTCCTCCGAGACGGGTCGCACACGGGCACGACCTCGTCGACGCCGGCCGGCGCCGCGAACGCGGCGACCGGAATCGTGTCAGGGGGAATCGATTCGATCAGCGTCGGCTCGGTGCTGAACCAGGCCGGCGTCGTCTACGACGTCCTGGTCTTCCCAGGGTGTGACGCCACCGCCGGCAACAACGGGTGGGGCGTCAACTGTGAATCCGTTCCCGTCGACCCCGGCACCTACGATCCCGATGGCGACCCGGACCCGTGGGATCCTGAGCCGGACGAACCGTCCGAGGAAGAACCACCGCCAGGCGAAGACGAAGACCCTGGTCCCGAAGGCCCCGGCGGGCCTGGTCCGTCGCCGCGGTCGCCGTATCCCGACTTCGACTTCGACGAGGACTGCGTCGCGTGGAGCCAGGGCATCATGAACATCGCCCTGAGCCGGATTGGGATCTCGAAGCAGATTGTCGATATCACGACCGACGTGTCCGCTGAGGCGACGGCGTGCCGGTTGCACTACAGCGAGGACGCCTCGGCCACCATTCGTGACTTCCCGTGGGCGTTCGCGACCCGCTACCAGAAGATGCCGTTGATCATGGGAGACGCCGACGGCCAGGACACCGTGCAGCAGTGGCTCTCGACGGTCTGGTATGTCGAAGGTGAGGTGGTGCGGGTCAGCGACGTCGACTACTACTGTATCGACGGCCACGTGAACCACCAGCCGCCAAACGTGACCTACTGGAGCACCGAGGCTCCCGAGGAAGTGAACGGCGACTGGCTCTATTGCTATCGGGCGCCGGCCCGCATGATGTTCGCGCGTCGCATCGTGAACCCGAACAAGGCGCGCCGCGACTGGGATCCTGACCCGCCGCGGTTCCGCCTCGCGGCCGACGATCGCGCGTTCACGGTCTACACGAACGAGCAGAACGCCGAGCTCGAATACACGATCCGTCCGGTCTGTGTCGCGGCCGTCGACGACGCGATCTTCCGGTCGGCGCTGGCCTGGCGACATGCGCACTCGATTGCGGCGGCGCTGTCGCGCGACGAGAAGAAGATCGCCTACTGCTGGGAGATGTATCAGGCGGTCCTCGCGCAAGCGCGCCGCTGGGCGGCCAGCGAGGTGCAGCAGGCGCCACGAGGAGACGCGGACTGGATCACCGGTCGTAACTGACGCCGGGAGCGACGATGGGCGAGGCCACGTTCCAGCGCACGTTCGCAGGCGGGGAGCTCGCGCCCGCCCTGCACAGCCGTGCCGACACGGTCAAATACGTGAGCGGCCTGCGGACCTGCAAGAACGCGATCGTCCTGCGCAGCGGTGGCGTGGCGAATCGAGCGGGGTTCCGGTTCGTCGCCGAGTGCAAGACGAACAGCATCTCCGTCAAGCTGATTCGCTACGTCTCCGAGGTGGCCGGCGAGTCCATTCTCATCGAGGTGGGCAACGGCTATCTCCGGTTCTTCAAGAACGGCGGCGCCGTCGAGGTCTCGGGCGTGCCCGCCTACAACCCTGCCACAGACTATGTGATCGGCGACCTGGCCGAGAGCGGCGGGGTCAACTACTACTGCAAGAAGGACTGCACGGGCATCGCGCCGCCGAACGCCACCTACTGGTATCCGATGCCCGGCGACCTCCTCGAACTGCCGTCCCCGTTCGGCACGAGCCTCTGCGAATACGTGCAGAGCGGTCGGGTGATCAGCCTGACGTCCGGCGCAGGCGTCGTGCCGCCGCACGAGCTGATCTACGTTGACGTCACGAAGTGGATCATCCGCCAGGTGATGACGGAGCCCTCGTTGCCGGGGCCGACCGGCGTCACGGCGACGGCCGGCGTCGCCGGCACAATGACGCGGAAGTATCAAGTCACGGCCGGGGCCGAGGACAGCTACGAAGAGTCCCTGCCGGCCGGCACGGCCACGCTGCCGAATTGTGGCGACCCGACGACGGTGGCGCCGCACATCGTCCAATGGAACCCCGTGACGGGTGCCGCCGAGTATTACGTCTACTGCGACCCCTACGGGAATGGCACGTTCGGGTTCGTCGGGACGGCGACGGGGATGACGAGCTTTCGCGACGTCGGGTTCGTGCCCGACTTCTCCATCACCCCGCCGATGGAGCGCGAACTGTTCAACGCCTCGGGGCAGTATCCGCGGTGCGCGGCGGTCTATCAGCAGCGGCGGTTCTTCGCGAACACCGTGAGCGACCCCGACGCCATCTTTGGGTCGCGTGTCGGCTTCACCTCGAACTTCAACGTCAGCTCGCCGCTCCAGGACGATGACGCCATCACCTTCAAGGTCGTGGGCAACCAGCACAATCCAGTGCGCCACCTCGTGGGGTTGAAGAGCCTCATCGTCTTGACAGACGCAGGCGAGTGGACGATTCGCGGGGCTGGCGGCGTGCTCACGCCGAATAGCATCCTGGGTGACCAGGAGACCTACGTCGGCGTCGCGCCGGAACCCGCGCCGGTCGTGGTCGGCAACAGCATCATCTACATCCAGACCCGAGGCGCGATCGTGCGCGACCTGCGGTTCGACCAGGAGGTCGAGGGCCTGGCCGGTCGCGACCTGACGATCTTCGCGTCGCATCTGTTCGACGGTTATACGATCCTCGACATGGACTTTCAGCAGACGCCGCACTCCATCGTCTGGCTGACGCGATCGGATGGCACGCTGCTCGGGTTGACGTATTTGCGCGAGCAGGAGATCTGGGGCTGGCATCGGCACACGACGCAAGCCTCGGGGCGATTCGAGCATGTCTGCGTCGTGCCGGAACAAACCGAGGACGTGCTCTACGTCATCACGCGACGGACGATCGGTGGCGCCTATCACCGGTTCATCGAGCGACTCGAAGCCCGCGACATTTTCAACTTCGCGGCCGACTCGTTCTTCGTCGACGCGGGACTCAGCTACGACGGCGCGCCGGCCTTGACGTTCTCGGGCCTCGACCACATCGAGGGTGAACGGGTTGCGATCCTCGCCGACGGCCAGGTGGTCTCGAACGGCTACGATGGCGCGGCCTACACCGTGGTGGGTGGCGCCGTGACGCTGCCGGCGGCTGCGTCGGTCGTGCATATCGGTCTGCCGATTCTCTGGCCGGACATCGAAACCCTGTCCCTCGATGTGCAGGGCTCGAACATCCGCGACAAGCTGAAGCGGATCGGGTCGCTCGGCGTCCTGGTCGATACGTCGACCCTCGACTTCTGGGTCGGCCGCGACGAGAGCACGCTGTTGCAATACAAGGAGCTGCCCTACGAGGTCATCACGACCCCATGGACCGGCCGCGCCGAACAGGCGCTGATCACCGGGTATGATCAAGAGGGCCGCGTCCTGATCCGGCAACGCAACCCGACGCCGCTGACCGTGCTCGGCATCTTGCCAAACGTCGAGCCTGGAGGCTGACCGTGAAGCTCACGAACATGAAGCGGGACCACGCCATGCGGGAGCGGGCCTCAGCGCCCGTCATGCTCGAAGAGCCGGCGTATCCCTGGGGCCTGGAGGTGAACCTCGACAACGAGGGCCTGGACCGCCTCAAGGTCGACCCGCTGCCCGAAGTGGGCGAGACCATGTTGTTGATGGCGCGTGTGCGTGTCACGCGGGTCTCGTCGACCGACAACGAAGCCGGCGGCAAACAGCGCAACATCGCGCTCCAGATCACCGACATGGGCCTGGAAGACGGAGGCGAAAAGAAGGACGCCGCGACGACGCTCTACGAGGGTTGACCATGGGTTTGTTTACCGGAATAGCCATCGCGCTGGCGGCCGCGTCGACGGTCTCGACGGTGGTCTCGCAGCGGAAGGCGGCGAAAGCCGAGATCAAGAAAGGCGAGCTCCAGAAGAAAGCCGCCGAGAGTCAAGCCTGGATCCTCGACTACAACGCGAACGTCGCGGACCTGCAGGCGAAGGACGCCGTCGAGCGCGGCGCCGAGGCCGAACAGCGGTTCCGAACGCAGATTCGCGGGACGATCGGGGCCCAACGTGCGGCGATTGCGGCCGGGAACATCGACGTCTCGTTCGGGTCGGCGGTGGATGTGCAAGCGGACGCGGCCATGCTCGGCGAGCTCGACGCCCTGACGATCCGCACGAACG